GGCGGAGTCTATTTGGCCCCGAATAGTATTCAACGAGACCCTTGCGAACGCCGACGACGTTCTGAACGAGGAGATCGGCGCTGCTATTCGGACGCGCGGCGATCCCGCCAGCACTGTTCAGCAGTTGACCCACCAATTCGTGGGTGAGCCGGTGTTCCGCATGTTCGAAGTCTTCGAAGTCTTGCGGCAGCAGCGCACGGGTATTTCGGACGCCTCCAAGGGGCTTGATCCGAAGGCGCTTCAGTCTGTTGCGTTGCAGGGCGTGGACGCAATCGTGTCCGGCGCGCAGGAACGCATTGAGCTGTGCGCCCGCATTCTCGCTGAGACGGGAATGAAGCCACTGTTCAAGGGGTTGCTCCGTGAATGCGTGAACAGCCCGAATCAGGAACGTACTATTCAGCTGCGGGGGAAGTGGGCCACTATCAATCCCAGCACTTTCGACCCCACTATGCGCATTTCGGTGAACCCCACCCTTGGGAAGGGTTCCGACATGACGCGGCTGATGGTGTTGCAAGACATTAAACAAACTCAATTGCTAGCCATGGAGAAATTTGGCCCCGATAATCCTCTCTGTGGGCCGATCGAGTTTCGGAATACCCTTGAGGACATGTTGGCGATTGGGAACATTAAGAACACCGAACGCTACTTCAAGCAGATCACGCCGGAGATTCTCCAGCAGATCCAGCAGCAGCCGAAAGAACCCGATCCAGCTACGCTGCTCGCGCAGGCCGAAATGGAGAAGACCCGTGCGAAGGTGGCTGAGGCCATTGCGAAGTCGGACTTCAACGATCGGAAGCTCCGCGCTGACGACGACTTCCGTCGCGACGAGCTTCGCGTTAAGAGTATGCTCGATGCCGCTGAAATCGAAGGACAGTTCATGATCGACGTCAATGAGCAGGAACTGGACGCTATGAACAGCGCCATTGAAATGGATCAAGAGGATTCTCGCATTGCCAACGAGACAATACAAGCAAGCGCTAAGCCATCTGGAGATTGAAGAACGGGCCGCGACGGCTCGTGACTTTATTGATAACCCGATGATTCAGGGAATGTTTGATGGCATGCGTTCCCGTCAGCTGGGAATACTCATGAATGCCGAGATTGGGAGCTTGACAGCTAGTGCGGCGCATGCTATGCTGCTAGCGATCGAAGGTGTACAAGGTGAACTGGAATCAATAGTCACCGATAAAAAAATGCTGAACAGCAGGGATAAGACCAATGAATGACGACTCAATTGATCAGGCAGCACGGGCGTTCGACGCTGAAATGCGTGGAACGCCTACGCCTGCCCCGAAACGTTCCGCCGATCCCCACAACGAGGGACCACCGGAACGCATGTTCAAAAATGTCGGTGATCTAGAAGTAGACGAGGACTCCCCTAATCGCGGAGGCGGCGACGAAGATGACGAAGACCCCGAAGAAGTCATCTATAAAGAAAAATCTAAACAACCTGACGGGGATAATAGAGACGCTGAAGAAGGGGATGAAGAGTCTGAAGACGATGGAGACGGCGAGGAGGACGAGGGCGGCGAAGAAGAAGATAGCGGAGATGACAAAGAGTTCCTCTCCCAAACCGTTCAGGTAATTGTTGACGGCGCGGAGAAAGAGGTAACCGTCAAGGAAGCTCTGGAGGGCTATGTTCGGACCGAGACGTTCCATAAACGTCTGAATGAACTTGGCGAGGCCAAAAAGATAGTTCAGCGGGCGGCGGCAGACGCTGTTCAGAACTACGAATATGCCATGAACGTTGCTAAGGAGGTTGAATCTCACTTGGATGCGTTGGTTCCGAAGGAACCTAATTGGGACGAGGAGTTCAAGAAGAACCCCACCCGCGCTCGTGAGATGCAGAAGTATTACGAACAGGTCAAGGGGTTCCGCGGTGCCCTTCGGGAGAAAATGGCGGAGGCTTCTAAGAAACAGTCTGAAAGCGACAAGGTTCAGCTGGCTACATTCGCTGAGTCAGAGAAGCATCGCTTTGAGCAGGTGAATTCTAAACACTGGGCAACTGACCCCAAGAAGAAGGTCAAGGACCTTCAGTCCATGCGCCGAACAGCTCTTTCTGAGGGATTTTCCGAGGAAGAAGTGGCCCAAGTTTACGATAGTCGGATGCTGAATGTACTTCTTAAGGCATCAAAATACGACAGAATGATGGCTGCAAGGCCAAAACCGGTCCAAAAGGTCCGGAGTAAGCCGGTTGCACCTGGAGCGGGAAGCGCTAAGTCGCGCACGGCTCACAGAGGCGCCTCTTCGGCGATGAAACGTCTGAATAAGACCGGCAGCTTAGAAGACGCTGCGCTGGTCATGGATGAACTCATTCGAAGGGGATAACCCATGCCGAAAGTTACAAACGCCTTTTCGACCTATATGGCGAAGGGCAACCGAGAAGACTTGTCTAACTCTATTTACAACATTGATCCGTTCGACACGCCAGTCATGTCCATGGCTCGTCGCCGGAATGTTAAACAGCGTACATTTGATTGGCAGACCGAATTCCTGCCGGTCGTCGACCCGAACAACGCCCAGCTCGAAGGTTTTGAACTGGCCCGTTCGGCAGCAACTCCCACCGTTCGGCTAACCAACGTTGCACAGATCTCGAAGCGCGATGCGACCGTTACCGGCTCGCAGGAGGCTTCTGACGCCGCTGGTAAGGGTTCTGAAATGGGCCATCAGATGGCAATGGCGTCCAAGGTGCTCAAGTCGGACATTGAGACCATTTTCACCAGTCGTCAGGCCCGTGATGATGGTGCTGATTCGACCACTCCCCGTAAGACCGAGGCGATTGCGCACTGGCTTGGCAGAGCTACCAACAAGGCGGCGGCGGTTGCCGGTGCTGTAGTTGGCGTCGTTTCTGGTCTCCCAACCCTCGCTACCGACGCATTTGCGGCGGTCATTGCTGGTTCGCAGGTGGCGCTCACCGAAGTAATGGTGAACGACGCGATGCAGAAGGCATACCTGAACGGCGCGAAGCCGACCAACCTCATCGTTCCCCCCGGCATCAAGCGTACTGTGTCGACCTTCCAAGGCCGCACTAGCTCGCAGGTTCTCGTGGGTAAGACCGAGGTGGTCGCCACTGTTGACGTTATCGCGACTGATTTCGGTCGCATCAAGGTGATGCCGTCCATGTGGATTCCGTCTGACGTTGGATATCTCATTGATCCGGACTTTTTGGCTCTTGGATACTTCCGGAATTTCCGGTCGCTCCAGATTGCTAAGATCGGTGACGCAGAAACCCGCGTGATCCTCGCGGAATGGGGTGTTGAGATGCGGAACCCGCTCGGACACATTCTGTTCAACGGTATCAAGCAGGGCGCAATTATCTAGCTCCTCCCTGAGGCTTCCCCGCGCAAATGCGGGGATTTTTGGAGGGTGCGATGCCCCCACGGTCTGAACAGCAGCGTAAGGCAATGCATGCCGCTGCGGCGGGAAAATCTACCCTTGGCATCCCCAAAAAAGTTGGCAAGGAATTTGCTGCCGCCGACAAAGGCGGAAAACTCCCGAAGCGAGTTAAAAAGAGGAAAAAATGACAAAAGGTGAATACAGAGTAGGAACAACTTTTAATCCGTCAAAAAATCCCGAAGTGGATGAAATCAAACGGCTGGCTGCTGCTTTGATTGACAAAATTGCCGCGATTGATGACGTAGGCGAGGCCGAAATTGCTCGTTGCAAGGCATTGGGCATGACTGCTATTGAAGAGGGCGCGATGTGGGGGGTGAAGGCTGCTACTAAGGAGCCGCCGAAGGAGGAGTGATGCTACACATTCTTATCCTGGTGCTCGTGGTGGGCATCGTAGTAGGGTTCACGTGGTGGATTATGGATTTCATCCCAGTGCCGGAACCCCTCAATAAAATTGTCAAGGTGGCGTCCATGGTGGTAGGCGTGATTGTGATCATCTACGCCCTCCTTGGTCTTGCAGGGATGGGACCTGGCATTTCGGCGCTGTCATGAGGTTCAATCGCGATCTTTATTTTGATGCTGTTCGGGATGACCTGTTCGAGGGTGCCCTGACGCAGCAGCAGGTGGACGGCCAGTCTGTTATTCTCGCCGTGTGGGAATATCAGGCTGGCGGAACACCTATGACGGATGTTCGGTGGTTGGCGTACATGCTTGCCACGGTGTACCACGAATGTGCTACTAAGATGTGGCCTACCACCGAAGGCGGTTCCCAGAGTTACTTGCAGGGCAAGGATTATTACCCCTATATTGGCAGGGGGTTCGTGCAGTTGACTTGGGAGGAGAATTATCGTAACGCATCCTCTGCTCTTGGTCTTATTGACGATCGCGATCTTGTTGAATACCCACAATTGGCTCTTGATAGCCTTATTTCCGCTCGTGTTATGTTTCGTGGCATGGCAGAAGGGTGGTTCACGGGGCGAAAATTAGGCCAGTATTTCAACGATGATAAAGACGATCCGAAAAACGCTCGTCAGATCATCAACGGCAACGACGACGATGAATTGATCGCGGGATATTATAATTTGTTCTTGGAGGCTCTTGAGGATTCCATTGATGCTGATTAGACCTAATTCACGTGGTATAATGGGCCTTTCACTTTCCGGGCCTACGGCGGGTGAATTACGGGGGCGCGCTAAGAAGCGAGACCTTGATTTGTGGGAACAAAATATGAGAGAATTTGGAAATTACCAGCGAGAGCATAACCCTAACGAATTAGCCACGCCGCATGCGGGGGGTTATCTTGCTCCTACCGAGAAACAGATGCTTCGAATGGAGAGAATTAGGGAAGGGGAGAAAGAAGTTGCTCGGCAGAAGGCTGAGCAAGACAGTAAGCTTGGTAGGATTCGGAAGGTGCAGGCCAAGGCCCGCAGCGAAATGACTAAACTTAAGTGGCAGAATAAATAGTATTGGGACTTGACAGCAGCGCCGGGGCGTGGTATACTAATGGCTGAATCAAAGTTTACTTATAAAGATCAAGACGGGGTAAGGAGGACTGGCATCTGGGATGAGGAATACCCTGGAAGGTATGTTGTAAAGACCGAAGTAGACTTGACACAGACGATCGAGAATAACAAGATCGTCAGGGAAATGCAACCCGCCCGCGCCACGAATCGATTGGTCGCACGGGGGGTTCCACTGACCGTCTACGAGCAATCTATCGTAGAGAATTGGGATGAGAGCGACTGGAACAAGTGGCTCAATGATCCTGATAACGCTGCGTTTAGAATCTGGCCGGGACGAGTCTGAATGACCCCACTCCAAGAATTAATCGGCACAGTACGGAGTTGGCTGGCTCTGGATGCTGAAATATACCCGGATGATGTTGTTACCAACTGGATTAGGATGGCTGAGGAATACCTTTCGGAGGTGCTCCGTAGTCGTCACATGGTTCAGATTGACCACCAGTCGCTTTCGGAAGGCCGCATAATACTCCCGGCAGATTGGCTCCAGCTCGACACGGTTCGGTTTTACCCACAGGGGAAGCCGCTTACCTATTCGCCCCGACACGAATTTTACGAACCTCAATACGATGTGTGTGACAGGTATACCATCGTCGGTAATTACATCATAATTGGCAAGGTGGACTCTTCTACCACTGCCGATGTTGAAATCTCTTATTATCAATACATCCCGCCACTGGGCGACGAGACCACTTGGCTGTATAAATACAACCCCCGGCTGTTCACGCTGTGTGTTCTATGGCATGCCTCGGCTTACGCCATTGAAGATCAACGCACTGTCGTGTGGCAGGGGGCCGTGGAATCCATGGTGGAGACTCTGAATGGGTCCAGCCGAATTGCTAAGGCTAGCGGTTCCATTCTGGTGTCTAAGCGAAAGAGTTTTGGATGACCGGCCCGAGCATTGGATCGTACTATGGGTTGGAGGATTACGGCGAGGAGCTGTACTCTTGGAAAGAAGGTGAGCCGTGGCAGCCCACTTACCCGCCGAATGGTGGTGGAGAAGAGTGGATCCCAGTGTTTCCTTCTGGGGCGTGGACGCCCATTGAAATAGTTGCTTTTGGCCCGTGGATACCAATAGGACCAGACGAGAGACCGAATGGCTGACACCCTAACACCGAACCTTAGCCTCACCAAACCCGAAATAGGTGGGTCGGACGACACGTGGGGCAACAAGCTGAATGCTAATTGGGATAAAGTGGATTCCATGTTATTTGGTGGTTCCACCAAGATCCAAGTTAAAAACGGCGTTCACGTGTATGAGCTTTCGGTGACCGCTGCGGGCGTTCTTGAGGTGTTTTACACGGGTGTTAAAATAGCTGACTTGTCCACTACGGGCAAGTTACGAGTAAAAGAAGATGTGGAGGCGTTCGCGTTTTGACTATTCCGGCTACAGGCGTCGTAAAAATGTCCCACCTGCGGACAGAGTTCATGCCCGCAGGGTCAAATTTGCCCGTTCCGTTGTCTTCCTTTTATCGTGGCAATGTTAGCGGTTTTGTTCGCAAAAATGCTGTGGGCAATTCGGCGGTGAATCGCTGCGCGTCGATCCCCGAATCGGGTATCATCAAGCTGTCTAATTTTCGTGGTAAGGCAGCGGGGTGGGATTTTACCAACGCCGGAACGATCACCAATTATTCTATGAGTACGCCGTTTGGCACCGATTGGGTTGTTGATTGGCCAAAGACGCTGATTAATAACGGAACACTAGGCGCTACGAGCACTGCTGCATACGCGTTACAGATTCTCGGCCCTACGGCTGGCCGTATTGAGCTGATCAACCACGGCCAAATTCGGGGAGCTGGTGGCCTGCCGAACGGCGGTGCTGGCCAGCATGCTTTGAGGGTTAATTGCAACGTTCCATTTTATTTTGCTAATGACGGCACCGTTTATGGCGGCGGCGGAGCGGGCGGCAACGGCGGTGTGGGCGGCAATGGTGGATCAGGTACTAGTTCAGCGTGGGTTTACGAGGGTTATCCAGGCGTTTTTAACTTTGGGAATTATGTTTGGTCAGAGACTGTTGGTGGTAGCACCGGGACTATATTATGGGCGGGTGTGAATAAATTTGGTACTGGTGGTGTTCCTAGATCGGTGTCATCGATCGCTCATTCAGATGGGTATACCTATTTTGAGGGTGCGGTTAATACTGTTTCTGGCGGCAATGTTTATTATTACATTTACCGTGGTGTGTATGTTACCACTATTCCCGCTGTTGGTATAGGCGGCGCGGGCGGAGCAGGCGGGCGCGGACAAGGATACGACGGAGCTAATTCTGGGGGATTGGGGGGCGCTGGCGGAACGGCGGGCGGAACTAACGCCGGGGCAGGCGGAACAGGTGGAACAGGCGGTGCTGGCGGGTTATACGGCGTTGCGGGTGGAGCGGGTACTGCTGGTTCAACAGGTGCAAGCGGTATTGCCGGTGCTGGATCGGCGGGCGCTGCCGGAACAGTTGGCGGGGCTGCTGGTTATTCGGTGTATGTTGACACGGAATGGCATAAGTTGACTCCGTGGGTTGCTGGGAATTTCAAGGGAACAATAGGACCAACAGCGGCGACGTAGAATGGCTGACGAAGTAACACCAATATTGGGGCTTATTAAGCCTGAAGTAGCTGCTTCACGGGATACGTGGGGTGCTAAGCTGAATCTTAATTTTGATATTTTAGACAGCTTAGGATTGTCCGCCGCAATTATATCCGATACTGCTCCTCCATCTCCAGTAAGCGGTCAGCTCTGGTGGGAGAGCGACACCGGCAGGCTGTTCATATGGTATGTCGACATTGATAGCGGCCAGTGGGTGCAGATCGCGTCCGGTGGTGGTGGTGGTGGTGGTGGTGGTGGTGGTGGCGACGACCTCGACACGACGCCGGTTGCGGCCATCGGGTCGAGCGTCGAGCAGACCATCCTCCTTC